GTATCAGGTACGGGTATTGCTAGTGGAACGACAGTTTCAGAAGTAAACTCTAATACTGTTACTCTAGACACGGCTACTACAGCTACCATTGCCACTAGTGTTTCACTATCTTTTGTGGGTAAAACCAGTTTCACGGTAGCTAGTAATACTGGTCTTGTCGTAGGAATGACAGTATCGGGTACGGGTATTACTAGTGGATCGAAGATTGCCAGTATCGTTACTACTACTATTACATTAGATAAAGTTATAACAGCGGTCATACCGACCAGTGCTACTTTAACGTTCAGAACCGTATCCGCTGCGACTACTGTCTCTAGTATCTCAGGGAATACAGTCACCTTATCGTCTGCAGCTACCAATGCAGTCACTACTGTTACAACGGTATTCGACGGATTGGGTACTGCGCCATCTGATCCTAGTATGGTAGCAGCCTTCAAGAACCATATGTTCTATGCTGGTATGTCTTCCACGCCTAATACAATACAATTTAGTGCGCCTAATGATGAAAATGACTTTTCAGCCAGTAACGGGGCAGGATCGCTAAATGTGGATAGTACGATAATAGCACTTAAATCTTTTCGTGATGATCTTATTATATTCTGTGAAGATCGTATCTATAAACTAACAGGTAGTTCTTTAGTAGATTTTGTTGTAGCACCAGTTTCCCGTAATGTAGGTTGCTCAGATGCACATAGTGTACAGGAAATAGGCGGTGACGTTATCTTCCTTGCTCCTGACGGCTTACGCACAATTGCAGGTACGGCACGTATCGGTGACGTTGAGTTAGGTACTGTTTCAAAGCAGATACAAGAGCGTATCAGTGACATCGGGTTTACTAATATTTCTTCAGTGGTTATACGTAATAAAAGTCAATATAGACTATTTTATCCTACAGGCGGTGTAGAAAGTATCTCTAAAGGTGTTATAGGCGTTCTGAAATCCAATCCTTCAGGACAGATAGGATGGGAGTACAGTGATATTCGTGGTCTTAAACCTGCCTGTTGCGACTCTGGATTCGTATCAGGAGTAGAGAAGATAGTACACGGTGGTTTCGATGGGTATGTGTACTTACAAGAGTCAGGAAATACATTCGCTGGTACAGCGATGAAAGCAATCTACCGTTCACCTGACCTGACGATGGGAGATGCGGGTATACGTAAGAATATGCAACGTATAAATGTAAATTATGATCCTGAAGGCTCAGTCGATGCAAGTTTATTCGTTAAATACGACTTCGAAGATACTGGAACACCACAACCTAGTGCCTATAACTTAACGACAGCCGATACTGCAGCGGTCTATGACGATAGTGGATCACTATACGGTTCTGCAGTATACGATGCAGAAGGAATGCCCATCGTACGTACTTCCGTAGAGGGAAGTGGTTTCACCGTAGTTGTACGATTAGAAGATGAAAGCAGCAACCCACCGATAACTTTAAAAGGTTTTGAATTAGAATTTACACCGGGAGCGAGAATGTAAAATGGCAGGATATGGAGAAAGAGCAAATACTGACACCTTTACAACAGGTGACACTATTAAAGCAGCGCACTTAAATGATGAATTTGACCAACTTGTAGCTGCATTTCATGAAACAACAGGCCATACACATGATGGCTCTACTGACGGTGACGGTGCAGCAATAACATCTTTACCAGCTAATGTTACTGTTGCAGATGACATTAAATTATACTTCGGTACGGGTAACGATGCCTATATAGAGTATGACGAGGACGGTACAGATACATGGGACTTCTCTCCTCCTGCAGGTGGTATGAAGATATTAGATGACAAGAAACTTGTATTTGGTACTGGTTCTGATTGGACGATAGAGTACGACGAAGATGGAGATGATGATCTGGTCTTTACAGGTTCTGACCTCAGTATTGAGAGTAGTACTTCTGCCAAACCAGTTATACAGATACTCAATACGAATGCGGATGCTACCGGGGCTACGCTAAAATTTAATAAGAACGGTTCTAGTCCTGCTACCAGCGATGTAATAGGAAATATAGATTTCGTCAGTGAAGATGCTGGTAATGCAGTCACTACCTTCGGACGAATACAAGGCACTATTACAGATGTAACTGCAGGTGGTGAAGAAGGTGGTATTGGTTTTCATGTAGCTGAGAATGACGGCACTCTTACGAAGGGTATGGAAATTAAGGGTATAGGTAGTGATGGTGATATCACAGTAGACATCTCTGCACACGATGGCGCAGCGGGTGGCTTGATGTTAGCAAGTACGTTAGTAACCTCTACTGCTACTGAGTTAAATCTCTTAGATGGTCTTAATTGTACTACAGCGGAATTAAACCTTCTAGACGGTTCTGCGAAGTCAACCTCTTCAATCACGATAGGCGATACTGATGCTTTTATCGTAATTGACGGTACGACTACTAAGCAGATACCAGCTTCTGATATTAAAACCTATGCAGGAGGAGCTACCTTAACAGGTTCTACGAACAATACAATCGTAACCGTCACTGGAGCCAATGCGATAGCAGGGGAATCTACATTCACATACGATGGCTCTGATCTTAAAATACTTGAAGCAGTCAATGATGGTAGTCCTTCCTTCACTATTGGAAGTGCAGATGCTGAAAGTGGTAAGATACAAGCCGTATATGATAGTGGCGCACAGACACTGAACTATTTAGAGATCTCTACTGCCACTGCTGACAGTAATGCAGATGCAGGTTTCATACGCTTCGACGTAGACGGTACGGATATCTTCGATATTGACGATGGTGGCATTAAGTTCGCTAACGGGTCTGCATGGGAGATTGGCGTAGCTGCTACTACCAGTACTACGGCAGGGCGAGGACTTACTATTGCGGCAGGTGCTACCTCTACTAACGGAAATAATATTAATGGTGGTGATCTTACGCTATCTTCAGGTGGTGGTGATGGTACAGGTACGTCTAAGATAGACTTCAAGACTAAAATAAGTGGCACAGATGCACCTGCCTCTAAGATGCAATTATCAGGTGCAGGTGTACTTACACTTAGTGCTGGTGGTGTTGTCGTTCCTGATGATGGTGACTTTGGTTCTGCCAGTGCCACTGATGCAATACAGATATCCTCTGCAGGTATCGTTACCTTCAAGGATGATATTAAAATAAAAGACGGAGGCACTATCGGCGTAGCTTCCGCTGCAGATGCGATGACAGTATCCGCTGCAGGTATAGTTACTTTCAAGGATGATATTCTTATTAAAGACGGTGGAACAATTGGCGTAGCATCTGCAGCTACTGCCTTAACGATATCGGCTGCTGGAAATTTAACAGTATCTGGTACAGCTACCTCCAGTGCAGGTGAACTTATATCGGCAGGTACGGCAACAGCTTTGGCGATTGCTTTAGGGTAGTGTATAATTAGAGGGGAAGTATCCTCGACAAAGGAGAAATAGAATATGGCGAATACATTTAAGGTCTGTACAATTGCTGACGTAGCTGTAGATAGTGGTACTTATTCTACCATATACACTGTAGCAGGTAGTACTACTACTGTAATACTAGGATTAGCATTGTGTAATAAAATAGCATCGGATAGAACGGTAACAGTTAAAATTGCATCTGATACTGCTAACAGAACAGCAGCGAATAATGCAGCTAATGAAAGTGTAACACTTCTTAACGAAGTAACTATTCCAGCGGATACGACATTAGAGGTCTTAGCGGGTCAGAAGTATGTACTAGAGACTACAGACGTTATGACTATAGGAGCTAGTGCCGGGAGTAGTGTCGATGCAACATTATCTATAATGGAGATTACATAAAATGCCTTTCATTGGAACACAGCCAGCAGAAAGTGCCTTATCTACTGGTCATCTTGGCGCGGATATAGTTACTAGTGCTAAGATAGCAGATGATCAGATAGATAGTGAGCATTATGTTGACGGCAGTATTGATACAGCGCATATAGCAGCTAATCAGATTGATGGTACGTTAACAAAAGATGCCTTAATTGCTGACTATTCAGATGTTACGATCACAGCCTCTGATCTTATCATGTACGGAGATGCAACAGATAGCAACAATACCAAAAGAGATACGGTTCAAGGTGTCTTAGACTTAGTTAGTGCAGGATTTACGCTTGGAACTGAACAAGCTTCTACATCAGGAAATACCGTCACATTTGGGTCAATCCCCACAGGCACGAAAATGATAATCATCTCACTAGAGGGCGTGTCGCTTAACGGCACTGTCGGGAATTTCAC